ATTCTTATCATCATCTGTACCATAGCATTGGTCATAAGACAATCCTAATATATTGATACAGATATCCTGCTTTAAGGGATCTGCAAAACTATATACCTTATAAGAAATATCGAGCCGGTGTTTCTCTATCAAAGAAACAATATAGTCTGTGGACGAGCTTTTGCCAGATTGTTTGCGACCAGAAAATCCGATTAGCATAGATGTTTTTCTATAGTTGGTAGTATTTGTTCGTGAATCTCTGAGACGCTTAATTCAGCCACATCTGCTTTGGTTATCGGCAGATGCACAACCTTATAGGTGTTTTTACACTTGTTTTTTATACTAGTTGCTGCTTTTTCCCCAGCAGCATCATTGTCTGTTAATATTATTATAGTCATCGCTCCTGATCCATCCAAAAGCATTTTTTGTCTATCGCTTAATGATGACCCAAACATACCGACAGAATTATGTATACCAGCTTCTTCTAATCTCCACACGTTTCCTGGGCTTTCTACCAAGACTACCTGAGCAGATTTTAGTATATATTCTTTCGCAAACCAAAAATTATATAGGTGGTTCTGGGACTTGAGATCTTTATTGTGTCTCCATTTAGAATGCGTCCAAGACATTGCTTTTTCTGGGCAGTCTAGCTCTGGGTTGTGGTGCAGTCCACATTTGGGACACTTATCAAAGAGAGATCTTCCACTACATCCAACCAAATAGCTATAATCATTATCATAGATTGGTACCACAGCCCTACCATACATTTCTTTGCCAGAAATATTACAAGTTCCTACATCGTACTTGTCTAATATCTTAGTGGTAAACCCACGATCTAAAAAATAAGAGCAGGGTATAGTCAAAGATTTTCTCACATGTTCCTTAGTGATACTCTTAGAAGACAGACTCTCTGCTGGTGGCTTAATATTGTTTACCATTATCGAAAAATTCTGTTTTTCTTTTTTGATAGTACATATTTTTATATTTGTTAAATCATTCTGTAAAAAAGACTTGATAAACTCAATAGTCTCATTAAAAGAGGCCGTATTGTCCCCCTCTTTACTCCACCCATATTTCTTACTAGATAGAACCCCTCTGATAAAGCCTATAATTGACCCTTTAAATGTAGAGTCACACCCCTGTGTTCTGCATTTCCAATTCCCCCTATAGGACTCACCCTCGGGATATAGATTAAAAGCAGATGGGTTATCTCCCCCGTGAATAGGACAGGTTCCCACGACCATCTTACCGACCAGACGAACCTCTGAAACATCTAGGGTCTCAAGGAGATCTTCTATTCTGTCGCACAGCTGATCACAGATAAACTTTAGTTCACTCTGATTATACGAACGGTATTGAGGTTTCTTCATCGTCATTTATATTAAATTTATTAGATGTCTTAGTGTTATCAATATTATTAACTACTTCCAACTTGGTTCTACCCTCGGTGATCTTAGCACACCACCCCTGCATATGACAGTTTATATAATCATTATCATCTAGTCCTCCTCCGTGTCTACTGATTAAAGGCACTAGTTTCCTGTTTCCTTCTGTTGGCCCATCTTCTGCTATCTCTTCGTCTGACTTACGTTTAAAAATAGTGAAATTACTACATAGCCATATGATTCTATCAGATCCACTAGCTGTATCGGTGCTTTCCTTGCTGATGCCGTCCCTATTTAATTGTATGAAGGCCACTATTGGTACCTTATATTTTGTGGCAAAATTATGCAAAGCGGTCATCATAAAGCCCAACACCTGATATTCCTTCATATCTTGAGACATACCCTGACTATCCATCAATTTAAGATAATCATAGAATATTACACATGGTTTAGCGGAACCATCATCATTTAGTCCAACGTCTTTTACGATCCACCTTCTCATAATAGAAAGCTGTTCCTCAAAAGGTCTACCAGCAATAGACTTATAATATAATCGGGTGTTTTTGAGTTTTTCCGCTGCTTTTTGTATTTTATTTTTCTTGTCTTGAGAATTACTAAATTTGCCTGTTTCTATCTGATTAATTTCTGTTTCCGTCATCATAGCTAGTATTCTATTAATATGATCTTCTTTGTTCATCTCTGTGTCCATATTCAAGACGGGGACTTGGAGATTGGAGGATATATAAACTCCCATATTATCTGCTAATAGTGTTTTACCCGTTTTAGGTCTGGCCGCGATAATATTCACAGTACCCCTTCTTAAGCCACCACCTATTGACTGATCATAAACCGGGAATCCTGTTGGAATACCAACTTGGTCAACTTGGTTTAAAGACAGATTCTTAATATATTCGTCAATATCAGTGCCTATGCACAGAGGAGCATTATCATTATCGTTGACCAAAGAGGTAAAATCAAACACAGCATCTTCTGCGATACCGATTATAGAAGAAACAGACTCGCTGCCCGTAACTTCAGATAATTTATTCTTTGCTTCCTCTAGCTGGGTATACAAAAGTCTAGCTATTTGTAGTTTTCTTATTTTTGCTGCAAACTTACGAATATTATCTTTGTTTACAGGAAAATCTAATATAGATCTTAGGTGCTGCACTTCGTCTTTGTCTGAGAGCAGATCCGATAATCCGAGTTCTTGTGCTACAGAGTATATGGAGGCGATATCTATACTAGCATGATGTTGTTTTTCACAAATCTCTTTTAAACACTTAAAGATTGTACTATTGCTATCTATTGTAAAAGAAGTCTCTTGTACAATATCTGCTATATCTAAATATGTTTCTTCTCCATACTTGCATATGCCAGATAAAACAGCTCTCTCTGCGGAAGGATCAGCTAATACTAGGGCCATTCTATTCTCCACCAACGGACATTGTGGAACACTTGTTACATTTGTATCGATCTGTGGATTCTGGAATCACAGCAGCATTAACTTGCTCGTTTTTACCACACGAACGACACCTAACGCTAATAGGCTTATATGCTCGCACTCTCGCTGTGGGTGGTTGGACTGATAGCTTTTTATCTATCTCGACATCTTCTTTGTGCATATGCATCTCTGGCATACTCTCAAAAGCATTGGGTCTTTGTTTAGCCGGATTCTTTTTGGTTGTATTTGTTCCGGCAGGCTTTTTGCTTTTTGTCTTAACTGCGTTATTAATTACGGGCATTACAGATACTGCAGAGTCTGTCTCTGGCGATGAGTCTAATATGTTTTGAATCATCTGTACGATTATTTGTAATTGTTGTCTACTATTGTGATCCATGTTTCACCTTTGTCTTTTGAATAGAGAGTAGTATGTCTGATAGATTTTTTATAGATGAGGATAAATAATTAAGCCTATCCGACCTCTGTTTTGCATATTTTCTAATTTTATTCAAGGAATAAGCTTTATCATTATGCTTAATTGCTTGAGTCGACTTTTCTATATATCCATACCCTTTATAGTTATTTATTTCATCTGCTATAACTTCTTTAATCGTTTCTTCTGCCCAGTTATATCTAGCTAGCTCTCTATTCAGAGTCCTTTGTATATAAAACCCAAACTGAGCAAGTCTGTACGATATCTGGGCACAATCCTCTGGGGTAAGCTTTTCTATTACATTACGCCCCATTGTAAAATACTCTTGATATTCCTTGGCCTGTTCTAGATTTGCGTCGTAAGATGGCATACCCACCGAAGACTCGTACTCATCTAAAATATCATCCCAGTGTTTGACCTGTTCCGATGTTGTGGATGGTGTTGGTATTATTGTCATTCTTTATTCTTTCTACCCACTGGTATTCTTTCTCATTGTATGGTAATTCTATATATTCTATACTATTAAGTTCGCACCACTCTCTTTTTTCTCTGTCTCTTCTTTGTGCCTTAAAAAAATTAAGTTGTGTTGTGTGATAGAAGGGTACGAAAGAATAGTGTTGTTCTCCGTGTACCTCTATGCCCTTCTTGAGTAATGGGATATAAAAATCTAAAAAATAGGTTTCTGATTTCTTGATGGGGATAGATATTTCTTCCAGTATCTGTAGTGTTGGGTATAGTGTTCTTAATAGTTGTCTTGCACATAGGTGAAAAGTAGACTTATGTCCCATTGTAGCATACGCGGTGTGTCCTGTCAACTGCCAATTATGATAGTGTCCATCCAAAGATTTTACTTGCATTTAATACCCATAGTTTCCTGCACAGAGTCTAGCAGAGATTGATAGTCTGTGGGGTTCTGTAAGAGAAAATTCCGTAATTTTTCTGTGCCTTGGAATTTATCTTTACTTCCTGGAATCGTATACCAAGAACCACCCTTTTCTATTGTTCCTATATCAACAGCAAGACTAATTAACTCCATATACTTATCTATACCCTGTCCGTAACGAAGATATGATACTATGGTCGCCCCCGGAGGCCCCAGAGAAGAACAGATCACCTGCCACTCTATCTCTTGGCCTATCTGTGTTGAGTCAGCACTTAATATCCACGGCTTAAAAGTTTTGGCTCTGAGTTTTATGTCTGTCTGATACGCTATCGCTTGACCAGACTTTTCTTTAAATTCTGCACCATAACCCGTGGGATTACCCATAAGATGAGTAATGCCGATTACGATATTTTTATTAACAGGAATAACATTAGATACTTTTCTACAGAACTTTGCTAATAGCTTTGCTCCATCAGCACGTTGCATCTTATCCATATCTGATGTGATTTCTGCTTCTGTACATAAGGCAGAATAAGAATCTATGATGAGTAAACACCCAGGAATCTCATTAATAATTCGTTCGCCTATTTGCAGATATTCTTCTGCGTGTAAAATTTTACCTGTTTGAGATCCTATAACATGGAATTTCTCTAGATTTAAACCAGGAATCCCTTCTAGGTCTCTCTTTTTTAATCGACCTTCTATATTTAGGTAGTAAACTTCTCTACCTTCTTTAAACGAACTATGGGCATACTGTGGTTTTTGTGCAGTTGCGGCGAAATCCAAAGAGGTTGTGGTCTTGCCACACTTTGGTTGCCCTGTGAGTACAACAAAACTCCCCTCTGGAATACCCCCGTTGAGAATTAGATCCACAGAAGGACTAACTGGTATAATAACTGTCTTTTTATCAACAATAGCATTACCACTTAAGATAATATCACTACCGAATTGCTTAAGCACATCCTCCTTCAGACTCATTCTAGCTCCTTTAGTTTGGATAAAATAGATTTAGGATCTTTAGATGATACCAGAAAGGACTTGTTTTCCGATCTGTCAAATTCTACAGATAATACCTTGTTCTCTTGCTCCATTAGCACCATCTCTGTCTCTATAATAGGAATCAGATGGGGAGCTCGTAAAGAAAAAATATTTTCTGCCTTTTTATTATTTATAGCCCTAATGATGGCCTGCTCAGGATATTTTTCTATCATCTGATTAGCTGTGGCTATCTGATTTTTATAATATTGAGACCATTCTGGGTTGGTCCAAAATCTAAAATGCAGATCTTTTTTATCTCTCTTCGCTTTATGCTCACAAATAATTTCTACAATATATTGAGCTGGCATTACGAGTTTATCGTTAGAATACTTAGAAAGATATTTCATGAGTCCTGTCTTGGTCTATAGATACAGTCTTCGTTGGACGAGGCCTTTTTACTAGGCATATTTTTCTTAAAGGCATCCCCAATCTCAGAAGCTGTTTGGGTCATAATTGAGACTCCCTTAATATTCTTACCACTAGTTTCTGAAATAATATTATTGGTTCTCGGGGTTGTCACATCAGAAGATACCGTGGGTATACTATTCGTTACACCCACACCTTCTTTTATTAAGACTGTCTTGACTTCCTTAGTTGTTATTCCAAGCTCTTTAGCTATGTCCTTGTTGTTCTTACCCTGAGTGTGTAAGTGAAGGATGGCATATTTGGTCATATTCTGTTTGATCGTCATATTAGCTCTCTTTCTGCGTTATTTAGCCAAGACAGATTTTTAGTTCTTAGGAAATTTATATACCAGTCAAAAACTCTCTTATTGACTCTTGTAAAATCATATTCTTTCTTACCTGTTTTAGCATGGAACTTATTTGACTTCCCTTCGGAAAACAAACCAATCGGATTAAATATTCTATTGTATGCTCCAACCTTTAGATAAAAAGACTCTTCTTTATTTGTTTTTTTGTTGTATGCTAATGCCTTTTCTAGATTGTCTGTGGTGGGATTACCATTATCATCAACACCATTATGATCTCCAAACAGAGTATAATAAGAATATTCATACTTATCTTCTGTTTTATTTTGATCCATAAGGAAAGAAGGGATATCACTCATTTAATTTTCTCCTATGTTTTTTACCACCACCAGGCCATGCTGGTCGTTCTGTTTTTTTCATACGGGACATACCCTTGGGCAATTCTTTTTCTAGCTCAGTATCATTGTGAGCAGTATGTTTTTTGGATAGGGCCATCTTTTCGTCTGTGCTCATTCTGTCCGAATTCCTCTGGGCTAGATCGCCAAGTGTTTTTAGTTCGCTATCGGACTTTTTCACAGAGGTTGCTATGGTACGCACATCTGTGATATATCTTCTCTCTGTGTCCCGACTCTTACAGCATGAGCAAACAGATTTGCCTGTATAGTCTTTTATGGAACAAAAGATTTCAAATTGCTTGGAGCATTTATTACAAGAGTAAGAGTATGTAGGCATAGATTATTATAGGGCTGATCCGACCTCTGGCAAGTCTGGATATATTATTTTTTCATACTGTCTATTGGGTCTAACTTCATTAGTATTTTACCAATAATAGGATTTCTTACTATATCAGTAAAGTCTAGTCTTTGTATTCCAACACCCTCTATATCAGAAAGCATTTCTGTCATTGTATTAAATCCACCTTGCATATCTCTATATAGATCAGACTGACTAATATCTCCCGTTAACACCATTTTGCTGTTCATGCCAATTCTAGTCAACAACATTTTTAACTGCTGGTACGA